AAGAATACTGTCAAGCAGCTCTATGAACGATATGGCGGCACACGTCTGGGGAGACAAGAACTGGAGGGTGAAATCCTCCATGACGTCCCCGGAGCCCTCTGGAACCGCGATATCATCGATGCTGCACGGCTGCGTGACGTCCCGGAAGACCTGGAACGAGTCTATGTTGCTGTCGATCCAGCCGTTTCTAACACCGAGAATTCTGACGAACACGGCATTGTCGTTGTCGGCCTAGCTAGAGACAAAGAGGGTTACGCCCGTGGCTACGTCCTAGATGACGGTAGCTGTCGGGGCCAACCCGAGGAATGGGCTAGAAAGGCTGTAAGTCTTTATCGTACTTGGTCGGCGGACAAGATCATCGCCGAGAAGAACCAAGGGGGCGACATGGTCGAGAGCACCATTAAAGCTCAAGATCGCTCGGTCCCGGTCGAGCTTGTCACAGCCACCCGTGGTAAGGTTGTGCGAGCCGAGCCTATCAGTGCCCTGTACGAACAGGGTCGTATTCATCATTGTGGTAGGTTTGACGTTCTTGAAGACCAGATGTGCATGTTCTCCATCGATAACGTCCGGAACGCCAGTACTGGTTCCCCGGACAGGGTGGACGCTTTGGTTTGGGGTCTTACGAAGATATTTGACAAGATCGTTGGTCGCCGCCTCATTGATACTAACGTTGTGGACAAGACCCGTCAACTGGAGGAACAATATGCGCTGGACTGGGCAAAGGACTCCCCCACCGGTTGGATGGCGTAAGAAGCCCGATCCCGAGGGGCTTAATACTCGGGCACTAAAGCACCTGATCAGGCGTCTAGCTAAAATGGAGAAGCTCATGAGTCAACTCGATACTGATGTCGCAGCCCTTACGGATGCGGTAACTAAGCTAACTGCGGTGGCAGCCTCCGCCATTGATGCCCTGGGTCACATTGTTGACACCTCGGCTGACGAAGCCTCGGTTGAAGCGGCTAATGCTGCTCTCGCGAAGCTGACTACGGACCTGGCTGCGGCTATTCCCGCTCCCCCGGCCCCTGCTCCGGCTCCCGCCCCTGTGGAAGCCCCTCCGGCGGACACTCCCCCGGCTGATCCCGCCGCCCCGGCTGCGTAACTAAAGGACATCCATGGCCACTAACATCGAAGGCGACAGCACTAAGAAGATCTCGCAAGAGACTCAAAACTTGCGTCGTCCAGACCTTATCGATGCGGAGCCCGTAAAGTCGGACTACGTACCGGAAGGGTTTGAGAGTGTTGAACAGTTCATCGACGACATGCGTGCGGAGTATCAGCACAATGTTGACTTTGACCGTATTAATCGTTATGAGGCCATGGACGATCTGCGCTTTGCTGCTGGGGAGCAGTGGGACCCCGTTGTTCTCCAGCAGCGTAAGTCGCTACCGTGTCTAACAATTAACACCATCCCTCAGTTTACGGCTCAACTGGTGGGTGATTGGCGCGAAAGTCGTAAAGCGATCAAGGTTGTGCCGTCGAATAACGAGGACACGGATGTGGCCTCTATTCGTGAAGATCTTGTTCGCAATATCGAGATGCAATCCAGGGCTGATCGTTCGTACGACCAGTCCTTTGAAAGTATGATCCAGTGCGGTGATGGTGCGTTCAAAGTCACGGTTGAGTACAGTCGAGACGACGTGTTTGACCAAGACATCTATATTCGCCCAATTGAGGACGTGATGGCCACTGTTTGGGATCGGTTCTCTGTCGATCCAACTGGTCGAGACGCTCGAACGGTATGGGTGGACGACCGAATCCCGAAGGACGAGTTTAGCCGCAAATGGCCAAATGCGGGTGGCGGCTCTAATCTACTTGAGAATGATCATATAGACCGAGTCACCATGGCTGGGTGGATGGACGAGAGTTCATATCGTGTCACCGAGTACTGGCGCATGATCGAACGCGAGAAGACTCTCGCTCTGTTCGAGAATGGCAAGATGTATGAAATGGACGAAACTAATACTGAGCAGATGATCCAAGAGAATGGTGAACCTGTCAAGACTCGTATTGTCTGGTGTCGGTATGCTCAGATGCACTATTGCACTGGTTGGACTGTTCTAGCTGGTCCGTACGAGTACCGCATGAACCGCCTACCCATCATTCGGATGTCTGGGCGTGTCGTTAATATTGCTGGGCGTCGAGTTCGTTACGGTCTCGTGCGCTTCATGAAGGACCCCTCCCGCCTGAAGAATTTCTGGCGGTCCATTGCTGCGGAGCAGCTCGGCTACGCCCCTAAGGCCCAGTGGCTGGCTACGCAATCGGCTGTCGAAGGACGACAGGAGGCATTCAGACGGGCCCACTTGACCCGTGATCCGCTGTTGATCGTCAACGATGAGGCGATCATCGGTCAAAATATCCAGAGGATCGAACCCCCAGCCGCCCAGAACGCCATCTTCCAAGAAGTGTCCATGAATACTCAGGACATGAAGGATGTGAGTGGTATTCAGGATGCTAGTCTGGGTATTCGGTCTAACGAAACCAGCGGCAAGGCGATTATGAATCGTCAGCACGAAGGTGACGTTGCTTCACAGACTTATTACGACAATGCGGACGCGGCTCTATTAGAGGCCGGAGACGTTATCAATCAACTTATTCCTCAAATTTATGACGGTACCCGTGTGGTTCGTCTGATTGGTAAAGATGAGTCTATTAAATTTCAGCGTATCAATGATCCTATGGACCCTCACGCGGTTGATTTGGGCATTGGGATATTTGATGTTGCTCTGTCTACTGGCACTTCCTATACTACTCGACGTGTTGAAGCCGCCGAAGCAATGATGGAGGCCATCCAGGTGTATCCGCAACTCATGGAGATCGCAGGTGACTTGGTTGTCAAGGCTCAAGACTGGCCCGGAGCTGATGAGTTGGCTGAACGTCTGCAAAAGACCGTTCCTCCGCAGTTCCTATCCCCCGAAGATCAGCAAAAGCTGACCCCTCCTCCGGTTCCACCGCAAGTTGTGGCTCAGATGCAGCAAGCACTCCAACAATTGCAGCAAGAGAACCAACAACTCAAGCTCGATAAGACTCTAGACTTCAAAAAGCTGGAAATCCAGTCGTACGAAGCGGAAACCAAGCGAATTACTGCTCTCAATCAGGATCGTGGTACTGAAACGCCGCCCGATATGGCCGCTCTGACGCACCTTCTTGATGGTGCTCAGGCCCTTGATGAGCATGATATTCAACGAGCCCAACTTGAGCATAGTGTCGTAATGGATCACGCTAAGCTCGCGATGGAAAATAAGAAGTTAAACATTCAACAAGAACAGAATAGCAACTCTCACGAGTTAGCTATGAAACAAGCTTCGATGCGACCCGCGTCACCTGCGCCGTCTGGTGGGTCGAAAACATCGCGATCAGGCCGCGCAAACGGTTAAAGGACCGCTACTAAATGACTACCGAGACCGAGGCTACTACTGAAGTTCCTATTGAGAACACCGACGATCTTGACGCCTTCACCGCCGAATTCCTTGGTCAGAAGACGACGGATAGCGAGCCGACCAAGCCCGCAGCGGAACAAGATGAAACTGATCCCAAGACTTCAGAGGAAGTTGAAGCTCAAAAGGATGCGGACGATGAGGCAGATGAAGCTGAGCTAGAGGAAGAAATTCCGGAAAAGCCGAAGCGGAAGACTGTTCAAGATCGCATTGATGAGGTTGTACGACAACGTGAGGAACTCCGCCGGGAAACCCAAGCGGAACTCCAAAAGCTCAGAGATGAGCTTGCGGAAGCTAAGAAAGGCACTATTGTTCCGGCCACCGAGGCTATTGAAGCCAAGGAACCTGAGCCGGACGCCTTGGACAAGGATGGTAATCCCATCTATGCTCTAGGTGAATTTGATCCGCAGTACATTCGGGACCTGACCCGGTTCACTCTTAACCAAGAGCGAACGAAGGTGCTGGCTGAAACCCAAGAGGCTCAACGGCAGTCTGCGCAACAACAAGAACAACAAGTGCTTCAAACATCGTGGAACGAACGAGTTACATCTGCCACTGAAGAATACCCTGATTTTGTTGAAAAAGGTCAGGAACTTCTAAATGGCTTCAATAATCTCGATCCGAACTACGCTGGTTACCTTAGCAACGTGCTCATGAGCATGGAGAAAGGCCCTGACGTTCTGTACTACCTCTCTAATCACCCTGAAGAAGCTGTTGCAATCGTAAACAGTGGCGCACAGAAAGCGACCCTCGCACTGGGTCGGATTGAATCTCGCTTCATGCAGAGTGAACAGGACGCACCGAAACCGAAAGTTACCAAGGCTCCCGCACCGCCCGCTGTTAGGGCTCGTGGGACCAATGGTGCTTTTGTGTCGGTAGCCCCTGACACAGATGACCTCGACGCTTTTCAAACGGAGTTCTTCCGAAAGGCGTAATTAACCCTCTATAGGAGCCCCATTCAATGGCTGGTGCTATTACCGTTGATCAGGCAAAACTTGTCCTTAACTCGTTTGCTGCGATCTTCCAAAACAATCTGACTGCTGCTGAGCTTGTAAGCTGGCGGAAGTTCGATAATGAAATGAACGACCGAAATGCTTTGACCGTGGTTGAGCAGGTTGTTCCGCGCTATGTCGTGACGCGCAATGTTAGTGGCGTCAACGATCTAACTTCGTCTGGCGTGCAAGACAGTGTGTTCGGTTCGGAACAGTACAAGGTCGATACCATCTTTGGTTCGTCCATGGGCTGGGCTGACTTCGTAAAGATTCGGGACATCGGCGCTGCCCGTGAGTCCGAAGCTCTGAAGTCCGCTGCACTGAATCTCGCTGAGCAGATCGATGCGTACATCCTCGGCTTTGCCGTTAATGCCTCGAACAACTGGACCGGCACTACCGGTAATGCTGTTCAGGTGTATGACGACGTTGCCAATGGTTATACTCGTCTAAAGGAAGAGGGTGCTGAAGACACGGACCTGCGTGCCGTGCTTACGTACTCGGATAAGCAGAAGCTCGGTTCGGCTGTGCTTAACCAGAACCTTGCGGCCCAATCCGGTAACGCCTCTCTGAGCGGTATCGGTGAAGGTGTTTATCGCAATGGCTGGGAAGGTTCGGTTGCCGGTGTTCCCACCCTGTTTACCCAGCAACTTCCGACTCTCGCTACTGGTACTCATGGCACGTCCACGGTTACCGGTGCGGCCCAGAACGTGAACTACTCTGCCGTTGCCATTTCACCGGCTCCTGGTCAGTACATGACGCAAAACCTCGTGGTTAGCATCGGTTCTGGTGTGGAAACTGTGAAGGACGGTGAAGTGTTCACCATCGCTGGTGTGTTCGCATATGACAACCGTCTGCAAGCGTCCCTCGGTCGCCTGCAACAGTTCCGTGTCATAGGCGACGTTACCGCTGTTGCTGGTGCTGCGACGCTGCGTATCTTCCCCGCGATTATCGTTCCGGTCGCCTCCCCGTCCACCAACACCGACCGCGTGAATACTGCTCACGCCACGGTGACGGCGGCTCCGGCTGGTGGTGCTGCGATTACCTTCGCGACTGCCGCGTCTAGTTCGCTTAAGCCGCGTGCCATTCTGAATAAGAATGCCATCGTGGTTAATACGGCTGATCTGATCATGCCTGCGACCGGTATCGGTTCGCGTAAGGCGTTGACCAAGGTTCCGCTGTCTGTCCGTATGTGGCAGAACTCCGTCTTCAATACGGGTGAACACCAGGTTCGATTCGACGTGGCCCTTAAGGCTGACGTTAGGGACCGTAGGCGTATCGTCCGCATTAACGGTGCGTAACTGAACTAATGGGGAGAGGTTCGCAAGGGTCTCTCCCTACCCTTTCTCTAGGAGAAATTAATGCCTACAGCTAACATCTCTATCGCACCGGAAGACGGTTGGGTTCTTGTCGCCACCCTACCCAAGACCGTATATCTCACTGCAACTCCCAGTACCGGTCAGTTCTATCTGACCAATAATCCAACCTTACCCGCCGCTACTGTTCAGGGTATCTTGGTGGACTGTGATGAACCTTTCTGGACAAACGTTGCGATGACGACTGAAAATCTATATGCCCGAACTAAGACAGCTCAAGCAGATGGGCAGAAGCTGCGTCTCGACGTACTGACTATCGTCTAATGACCACTGTCGCCTCAATCATCAACGACGCTCTACGCGAGACCAATCTGATCCCGTTAGGCGTTCCTCCCACTACCGATCAACAAACCGAAGCGTTTGGAAAACTCCAATCGTTGGTCGCCAGTGTGCTCGGTAATGAGATGGGCGAAAACTTGAACCCGTTCCCGCTTGGTCAATCTGGTATCACCTCGCCGGTTGGCTACCCGTGGTGGGACAACCAACTACCACAGAACATTTTCGTTCAGACTAATCTTCGCATTATGTGCAATCTCACTGGTACTGGTTTTGTTAATCTTCACCCTATGCCGCATGATGGTGCTCGAATGGGCATCGTTGATGTTGCTGATAACTTTGCCACTAACAATTTTACTATTTACGGCAATGGGCGATTGATTGAAGGTGCCACTCAACAGACGTACAGCACTAGCGGTGAGACTCGTGAGTGGATGTATCGGGGTGATCTAGGCAATTGGGTCTTGGTCAGTCCGATCACTATTGATGGTGACATGCCGTGGGGACCTGAGTTCGATGATATGTTCATCATTCTCTTGGCCATGCGGCTTAACCCTCGTTATGGTCAGGTCATGCATCCCGCGTCTGTCGAAACTCTTAAGGAGGTGCGCTCTAAGTTCACTGCTAGATATAGCCAGAGCACGACCCAAGTGGGATCAGAAAATGCTCTACTTTATCTCACCAATTATTATCGGTACTTCGGGACTAATAGGCCGCCGTATGCCGATCCAAACAGCACCTTTAACTCAGGATATCCTTACGTCTAATGACTGCTGTTCCATTAGGT